AAGAATGTAATATGCGTAATCGTCCTCATAAGCTGTTGCAACGTCTGTGCTCATACCGCTTACTTCTTTGAGTATTTTGCCGTTTGTAGTGTCTTTCTGTGAATCGTCCATAGCACCGTAGTTCATCATTTTCTCATTTGCATATGGGTCAGGCTCTGATGATGAGCTGTCCGTTGACGAGTCGCTGTCTGAAGCGGAACTTGATCCTGCTGTGCTGTCAGATACAGAAGATGTATCGTCGGAAGCTGTGGAGCTTGTGTCGCTCTCTGCTACAGAAGAAGTGTCGTCAGAAGTCGTGCTGCTGTCTGCGGCTGATGAATCGCTGTCAGTGGCGGAGCTTGAATCTGAGGCTTTCTTTGATGCAACATAATCATTGTATTCATCTATGATGCTGTCGAAATCGTCAAACGAAACGCCCTGAGCCTTTTCAAGGAACTCATCTCTTTTTGCCTTGGCTTCCTCATTTGCAGCGTCTGCTGAGTCTGTAGAAGAATCAGTGGCTGATGATGAAGAATCAGTTGATGCTTTAGTTTTTGCAAAGGAAATGGATTTATATCTCAGGTAGTTATCATCAAGATACTTCACCATTTCATCGTCTGAAACGGCTTCCTCGCCGCCCTCTGCATAGTAGTGATCAAAAAGCTCTTCCCTCATTTTCGAGCCTTTGAGTGCAAGCTTTACAGATTCCTTTGAGATACCCTCTGACTCGTAAAACTCACCCTGAGAATCCCATGTGCTGCTTATGCTGTCATTAATGGACTTTATATCCTCATCTGAAAGAGTAAGTCCAAGCTCGTTGAACTTGTCAACTACAGCCGCATACTCCTTAGTTGCAGTGAGAGCATAGTCTGAAAGATACTCGTCAAATGCCTTTCCGTCTACCTTCTGATCGAAATAGTCCTTTTTGATGCCTTTCTGATAATACATCATCGTCATTTGATATGACATTTCTGTAAGCTCATTATAAATGTAGATTCCTGCGTTTATCTTGCTGTCACCTGCTGTCATCACATAGCTTGTGTCTGAGCAAGAGGTAAGGCTCGCAGTACAAAGCAATGCGGCAGTAAGAGCAGCCGTTATTTTTTTAGCTTTAGCCATTTTATTATCCATTTCCTTTCCGAAAAAAATCGTCTTACTAACAGGCAGAAAACCGCCTTAACTTTTACATTATACTACATTTGAGCCTATAAGTCAAGTGGATATGTGTCTCTCACACGCAAAAACGGACGATCACTGACCGTCCGTTGTAATGCACTGATATTTTATCTATTGCTATTTCCTGTTTTTATGTCTTTCCAATTTATTTGCGTACATTATCTTATCCGCCTGTGTAAACATATCTTCAAGCTCGTGGATATCTGTTATATGTTTGCATACACCGCCTATACTAACGCTGACCTCAAACTCGTTACCTGCAAACCTGTTATATACCCTAAGCCGGTCATTGACCCTTGCAGAAAATCGTTCAGGATAGTTGTCGTTATAGTCGTTACAGCCTATCACCACAAACTCATCGCCGCCTACCCTTGCACATATCTCATGATTTTTTGTTGATGCCAAAACTGCGTCTGCGATAGCTTTTATTGCAATATCACCGCAGTTATGGCCAAAATTATCATTTATCTTTTTAAGGCAGTCCAGATCGCAGACAGCGATAAAAGCCTTATTTTTCGGATCTGACATTCTGTCAATAACAAACTGGATATTTTTCTCAATGCCTATTCTCGAATAAACACCTGTCATAGCGTCACGGACTGCAAGATTAGCTATGGAGTTTTGTATCCGCATTGATTCCAGAGCATTGCTTACATGATTTGTCCAATTACGATAAGTGATATCTATCGTTTTTATTTCGTCACCGTAAGACAACACAGCATAGCCATAGCACCGATCTATAAAATGTACCGGAGTTATAAAGAATGCACAAGGGCTTTCACGCTCTTCTTCCAGATCAGGAAATATCTCTTTGAGTTCAAAAGGATCATGGAGAGTTCTGCTTTTGCCGTCAACGTTTCTTATATAAAGCACCATATCTTCTGTATATTCCTTTGGAACAGCGGAGATCTCACCGACTATCTCATGCTCTCCAAGGCAATCCTCATTAAGGCAGAGATAATATCTCTTCTGACCAATGATAAGATAGAGAAAATATTGTATCCTGGCCATCAGATCATCGGGATCTTTAGAGCAAGCCATTATATCGGTCATACTGCTGTCCAAAAAGTCATGATAATTCATCTTGTTCTGAGATGATAAAAAATCACGCTTTGTATAGCTATAATCCTCATGACAGCCGCAGGAAGCACCTATCTCTACCTTGCCGCCGTCCTCTATAAGACCCTGTGGCTCGACGCCTCTGATCCTTGCCTCAATGGTCATTACTGCGTTCACACCAGTTTCAAAGATCGGTGGTGAGCAAGAGGTTATAGCCGGCACGCAATGGATAGCCTCATCTATTGCATCATAACCTGCAACTATCATATCCTCAGGCACGCTCAGCCCGTTTTTCTGATATTCATGAACAACGCCTATGGCCATATAATCACCGCAGCAAACGATAGCGTCAGGCTTTTTACGTCTGCCATAGATGATATTATTTGCCACCTCTGCCGCTTTATCATACCAGAAGCCTCCGTCAAAGCAGACAAAGTCCGGATCATACTCTATGCCATGCTTTTCAAGGGCACGCTTATATCCTGCAAGCCGTTCACGAGTGGTGGCAGTCTCCAGCGGACCGCTCAAAAAAAGTATCTTCCTGCATCCATGGACCTCAATAAGATGTTCTGTCAATTGCATAAAGGGTTTTTCGTCACGGGTATAAATACTTTCATAGTCCTTATAGCTTCCATCTATAAAAACCACAGGAACATGACATTTCTCATCTATATCCCTGCATATTTTGTCAAAAAGCCCAGGCATTTTTAATGTATCTGCCAAAACGATAACACCATCGAGCTTATCATAATTTATAGCGTCATATATCTGCATTTCTCCAACAGACACTGCTTTTAAGAATGACTCTTTGACAAAGCTTGTGAAGATAAGCACATCATAGTCAAGCTGAAAAGCCTTTGTCATTATGCCTTTCAGCAATCTTTCCTGATAATAGCTTTCTGCTTCAGACAATATCACTCCAATGCGTTTTCTTCCCAAAATGTCTCACCTTCCCTATAATGTCGCATTTAGACGCACTGCACCCTACAGTTATTCAAATATTATATCACATTTGCCTCGAGTTGTCAAAGGCATTTTGTGAATTTTCGTAAACATTTTAACGGCTATTTTATTTTTGCGGTAAAATTATTAAGCTATTTTCAATATTACCAATGCATATATTTGATTAAATTTGTTACAAATAAACTAAATTATTCACTTAATCGTTTTCTGAATTGCGAAAATTTTCGGTAACATGTTCATATAGAAAATAAAATGAAAACTTTCAAGACTATTGTTAATAAATAAAACATCACATATTGATCTTTTTTACACGGTAATATCGAGCAAGAAAAGAACAAAAAAAGTTTCAAAAATGTCTTGACAAGTAAAAGATCATATGGTATAATATTAAAGTCGCTTGGATAGTGTGACACATATAAAAAAATGATAAACTGGAGAAGTCGCCTAGCCCGGTTTATGGCGCACGACTGGAACTCGTGTATGGGTTAATAGCTCATCGAGGGTTCGAATCCCTCCTTCTCCGCCAAGCATACGAAAACCACCGTATTTACGGTGGTTTTCTTTTTTGTACACGATTTTTACACGATTGTTCTTATATACTAAACAAAAAAACAGCCGCCTCAGATCACTCCGAGACGGCTGTCTTACTACCTATTTGATTTTTATCTTCTGCCCCACATAAATGAGATTAGCGTTCTTGATACCATTGTTCTTGACAAGCTTCGCAACAGTGGTCTTGTAACGCCGTGCGATGCCTGAGAGCGTGTCACCACGCTTCACAGTGTAAGTCACTGCCTTCTTGGTGGAGCTTGTAGTCGGCTTGCTAGTCGGTCTGACAGTCTGCTTCTTGAAGCCGTTTAGCCCTGCCGCCTTTATCTTCGCAGGATAGTCCACATAGCAGATATCAAGGTCAACATTGCCGCTGATACCGCTGACCTTGCCACTGCTTGTGTACTGCCACATACCATAAGTGCCGCTAAAGTTGCAGCGTGAGCCGTACTCAGCGACCCACAAAGCATATCTCTTGGCAACAGAGGCAGATATGTACTGCTGTAAAGGCGAACGGCTGATATACAGTCCTGCCCAGTAGCCTGCATGTTCAAGTGCATTGCAGAAAGTCTTGACAAGACTGTCGCAAAATGCTCTGCCTTTTCTGAACTGACTCGACTCCTCAAGGTCGAAGTATATCGGGTACTCAAACTGCTTGCCCTTGATAATGCTCAGACAAGTTTCTGCCTCTTCCTTGGCGTCTGCCTCTGACATTGCATAAGAGTACCAGTATACACCAACCTTTAGCCCTGCCGCCTTTGCACGCTTGTAGTTCTGCTCAAAAAATGGGTCTTTCTGATGTGCATACCAGCCGAAGCCTGCACGAATGATAACAAACTCAACTCCGCTTTTTTTGACTTTGCCAAAGTCAATGTTCCCCTGGAACTGTGAAACGTCAATGCCCTTAAATGTTTTTCCCATATTATTTCTCCTCCTTAGCCTTTAAAACATCTATTGCCTTTATGAGTACCTGCGGTATCGGTACGCCCATAAGCCCTGCGTTTTCGATTATAGACAGCGTTTCGTTCACCACAAATGCAATGCACACGCAGTCCTTTATGTACCCTGTGCCAAGCATAAGGTCAAGCCTGCACGCCACAAGCAGGATAAGAAGTATCATACCCTTGCGGCACAGCCCTTTGAAGCCTGCCCTGCTTTCAAGTGCTCCGCTTTTAGACTTGCCTGAGCGGTGGAATACGCCTGCCACTATTATGCCTGTTGCATAGTCTATCACCATAAAAATGATAAGCGTAGTCATGGCGCTTGTCCACCCTCCAAAAAGAGCGGCAATGCCGCCCCCGATAGTTCCGATAGCGGCTAAAACCGCTGTTTTTATGTTTGTCATGTCTTACTCCTTTATCTCAAATGCAAATCTGCTTAACAGATATTTCTTATTATTGAGCAGTATAGTTTGCGTAGGTACAGCATAGTCACTGTTATTATAGCTATCTGATATACCCTGTATATGAGAAAGTATATGATACACATTTGTAAAACCTTTGTTTAAATCAGTAGAAACTACAGGAGCAAGTGAAGTCACCGATTTCTGCTGACAAAAATATCTATAAGGAGTAGATTTAATAGTAGCCCCATCAGTGAATACTGTATATAAGCGAATATTATTATCAGCACAACTTGTGGCCATTCCTATTTCGGTTTCTCCTGTTTCATAGTTAGTTACTTCACCAATTATTATATTTATACCAGGTCTACTAGTGGTATTACTGTCTATACCCATAGCAACTAGGTCATTTTGTTTGTAAATGACCCAACGTCTAGGATCTCCAGTACGAGGTGCAGTACTTACACAAGGACAAGTTAATGCTTGTGTCCTCAAGTCACACCAGCCAAAGTTACTATTTGTATCAGAAAATTGCCCTCTTAAAAACAGCTCATCTGTTACCCAAAGCTGAAAGGTGGCATTTTGTGTATCAATACTCGCATTATCGCCCTCGAACACAACTTTCTTAAAGTCATAGACCTCGATAAGCTTCTTGACTAATCCTCTTAGTCCGTCTGTTCCCTCATATATTTTCATCTTCGACCGCCTCCGCTATGCCTGTTATACCTATATTTCCGTACGCTTCTCCTACCGACACCCCCACAAGGCTCTGTCCGCTCGCCATATAGTATCAATAATATCCATATTGCCGTTGAAGTCATCGATGCTGAACCTGTCCAATCTGTCGGGCTTTTTAAGTCCGAGATTTTCCGTGAAACTAGCCAACTATACTTCCCCCTTCCGCATTTTTGCCGACTATGAGATAGTACACCTTGAAAGCGTATGTGCCGCCCTGGTCTGAGGTGTGCTCAAGGTATGCCTCCCAGTCGATGTCCCTGCCGTTGCTTGCGACTTTGTATTGAAAACTCTGTGACTTGAAGTGCTTTTTGCCCCAGTCGCACACCATAAACACCGCAGGGTTAGTGACCCCCGAGGGTATCATTCCTGTGCGTGTGTTGTAAGTCCATTGTGAGCCGTTGTCGGCGTTGACCTTCATATTCACCGTGAAAGACCCCCACCGCATATACAGTGGGTAGAGCCTGTTCACAAGGCTTACTATCTGCGCCGCTGTCTTTGCACGAAACACCGCTGTACCGCCGTCTAAAAGCTCGTCCGTCTGTTCGCCCGAGTACCGCAGCTCATACTCCTCCTCGCCCACTATTTCTTCAAGAGCTGCCACCCTCGCCGTGAGCTGCTGGATAAGCTCCTCAGTGGTGGGCGTTGTCTGACCTGTGTCCGCTGTATCGGCAGTATTCTCCGCCTGCGTATCAGCCACAGTTGTTATCTCATTTTCGTCCATTATCTCGCCTCCTAAAGCTGTTCTTCCACAGACAGACCCACCGCAGAAATATCGGCTGAAAGTCCGCCGTCAAAATTGAATCCTATGTTAGTTATTGGTATATCGTAGCTTTCGCCGCTGTCGCTGACGTATGTCACAACGTCCCCGACGTCAAATCGTGGGTCGCCAAGGCGGTGAAAAAGCTCCGTTGTATACCACGAAAAGCCGCCTACCCTATGCCACAATGACCGCAGCAGCGACATTGTCATATATGGATTTTCAAACTCCACCACACGCCCTGCCGAGCCTGTGGTGTTGCCCAGCCGCAGAGTTTCGCTGTCGCTGACCTTGCAGACAATGCCTGCGAGGATATTCGGACGTTCTCCCAGTGTTGGCAGGTCGATAGTGTTGTTGTCCAGTATCTTCACGCTCGAGCCGTACCATTTGCGGACGTACCGCCCGAAGCGGTCAACGTACCCGAACTCTCCTTGTGCCGAAGCTATGTAGCTGAGCATTTGCCGCATGGTTGTATCTTTCGGCACGGTATTTATTTTGAAGTCGAAGTTTGCGGTCTTTAGGCGTATATGCCCCTTGCCATAGAGCCTTGCACCGCCCTTTACACGGAGCTTTGCAGGGATGGTATAGTCGTTGCCGTTTTGAAGTCCCAACTGCTTGCAAATATCGTCCTCGATAGCTTTGCTCCATGCAGGCAGGGCGACTTTTGGCTTGTAGACCTTGTCGGAAAAATACAACCTATCCGCAAAAGTGACCTCAGTATTTCCGCCTGACTTTTTCGATTTGACACAAGTAAACCGTCCGAGCGGTATTCTCTCTCCGTCAAGCACCTCTCCAAGCTTACTTATCTGCTCAACTGTCAGCTTTGAGAGTTCTGCGTAGGTGTAGGATTCTAGGGTGGAGTAGGTGGTTTCGCTGGTAAAGTCCGCAAGGTACAAGGAAAGGTCATACTCTTTGCCGAGAAATTTCGTATCAACATCATTGATATTTATGTTCCACGATTGCGAACATACTGCGCCCAGTTCTATATCGTCGGAAATAGATGTGCTTTGAGCTGTACTGCTTGCAGATACTATCTTGTCGCCTGTAAGTATGCTGTTTGTGTCTTCAAGCTCCATTCTCCACGTTCTGCAATAGCTCTCTATCTTTGATGATACAATGTCGCTTACTGTGTACATTTATGTCACCTCACCTGTACCGGAATAGGCATAAAGGTCAAGGGAAAGCATCTTGCAAAGCTGTCTTTTCTTATCCCAACCCCACTGCTCGTATGTTGTACCCTCTGCCCTAAAACGTGCCGTGACCATGTTGAACGTTTCATCAAGATAGGTAACAGGAAAATCAGCGTCCTGCACATTCAGAACATACTCGTTTATAATTGCTACTTCCTGCGGTTTAAGATTTGCCCACTCTATGTGAAGCGTGGTCTGCAAGCCCTTTACATCGCCCACATATCGGCAGGTAGACGCAAGCCCTGCATTGTCGGACATTATTTTCTTCTTGTCTATGGTGAATGTTGTCGGCACGGCTATTTCAGTATCACCAAATTTAAGATACGCCATTTTGACCTCCTTACATAAGCGGCGACTTGCCGTTAAGCTTTGTCAGCGAGTTTATATCTTCTACCACAGCCTTACCAACGGCTCGCTTGTCTATCTCCACAGTTACATTGATAGGCTGTTTGGTGCTTTTGCCGTCAACAGAGGCATACTCTGCAAGGGCGTTGAGTATAGCCGACCGCATACCCATGTTTGACGTATCAGGCACAGTTTGTGTAGCTGTCTGTTCTCTCAGTGAAGATACATCTATCCTGCTGTCAACACTGCTGGCACTTTGTATTGCAGATCTGACCATGTTTTCAGAAGCCTGCACCGCAAGATATGTTTCATCAGCCACGCCAAGAGCGTATCCCTCTCCCACATATCCGCCCAGCGTGCGGAAAACTCTTGAAGGCGAGTGTGAATCCTGTGCAAGTCTTGCGGCGTTTATGCCCCTTATGACCATTTCATTTACTGTGGCACTTACAAATGACATTCTGCTCTGTATGCCGTCTGCGTAGCCGTCTGCGGCGTACTGTCCTAGTACTTCATACGCCGTCCGCATACTGTAATAGTTTTGTGACGGCAGGTCAACAAGGTCTGCAAGGAGCTTTGCAGAAGAATCTTTCATCTTGCTCATACTTCCGTCAACGTAGTCATTCATTTCGTCAAATATGCCCTTGCTCTTGGCAGAGTATTTCTTGAGTTCCTTATCTGACATATCAACAAACGCCTTTGCGTATCCTGCACCCTTTGGACCCATTTCTTCAAGATTGTTGTAAAAGTCCTGAGTGATAATGCCGTCTGCTACCTTTTTCTTCAGCTTGGCAAGATTGTTTTCCCAGTCGGTAAAGCCGTTTATGTTATCGTCAAGATTTGCGATAAGCTGTTCGGCGGTCACATCTGACTTTCCACAGAACTCGTCAAGAAGATCTATCTGTCCGAACACAAGATCGTGCTGGGTTTTGTATGCGTCTGCATACTTGCCACAGATGTCATTTATCTGCGACAGCGTTTCTTCCGAGAGTTCTGCTATCGAGCCTGTGGTAAGAGCATAAGCGTCGGCAAATTCTTTCTGAGCGGTGTTTGCTTCCTCTATGGACTGTCTTACAGAGGAAAGGTCATTGTTAGCTGTTGTAAGTGCACCGTGAGCGGTGTTGAGGGACAGTGCAAGTGCGTCAAAATCATCACCTGTCAAGCCGTCAGCCTTGGCCTGCTTGTATCGTTCAAGTGCTTCATCATACTCGTTCTGAGCCGCCGCTTGGTTTCTCAGAGCCTCCGCAAGCTTATCCTGCAAGTCCTTTGTATCCTGCATATCCGCATAAGCGTCAAGCATATCGCTTACTGCGGCTGTGTTGTTTTTCAAGCCGCCTGTCTGATCATCTATGGTCAGATTAAGACCCTCTATATCGCCGTTGAGCTGATCTATAATGGATTGCATTTCGGCTTTTTCATCAGCACTTTTATTTTCAGTTTCATTCAGCTCTTTGAGCCTGTCATTGAGTGCACGATAAGAGTCAGCCTGCTTTTTATTACTGTCTGTGTTGTCGGCAAGCTCCTCGTGAAGACTTTCAACAGCACTCTTGGTGGAAAGACATTTGTCCGAAAACTGTTTGACGCTCTCGGACAAATTCACTATACTGCTTTCTGTGACGTCTATCTCGTTGGCAAAATGATTTATGATCGCACTGCCTATAAGTGCAACTCCTGCGGCGATACCTGCTGCAAGATTTTGCGTTATTGCCATTTGGGCATTCATAGCCGTTGCCTGAACCTTGCTCTGTATCATTTGCAGAGTAAGTCCCTCAAAGGACTTTGTGACCGCAGACACCTTTGACACCGCAATGAATGTCACAATTGCCGCTGTTATGGATTTAAGGACGTTGTGAACACCCTCTATAACGCCCTCGATGTTCTCAGCGTCAACGCCCATTTTCTCAAAAAGCTGACCCACTGCCGTGTCAAACACCTGCACAGACTGTGAGAGAAAGCTTTTAGCAAGGCGTTTCACATTGTCAAAGAAAGTGTCTGCCGAGCCTAACAGGTCATTGAAAGCCTTGTCGGTGTCACCCCCTGCGGTAAGCACGCCCAGAAAGTTCTTTGCGGCAGCTTTCATACTTGCAAATGACCCCGAAAAGGTTGTGCTTGCCTCCTTGGCGGTAGTGCCTGTGATGTCAAGGTTTTCCTGTATGGTGTGGATAGCGTTGTAAACGTCGCTCAGGTTATCAATGTTGTATTCAACGCCGCTGAGCTTTTGAGCGTCCTGCAAGAGCCGTTCCATTTCAGACTTCGTGCCGCCGTAGCCCAGCTTTAAGTTGTCGAGCATTGTGTAGTTCTGCTTTGCAAAGCCCTGATAAGCGGTCTGTATGGACTGCATATCCGAGCCGAATTTGTTGGCGTTGTCGGACATATCCACCATAGCAGTGTGAGCGACCTCAGCCGCCTTTTGAGTGTCACCGCCAAGAGATGAAAGCAACGACGCTGAAAAGCTCGTGACGTTCTCCATATACTCGTTTGCACTTACTCCTGCGGTCTTGTAGGCATCCTGTGCGTTCTTCTTGACGATATCAGCGTGCTTTTTAAAGAGCGTTTCAACACCGCCAAGAGATTGTTCAAGTGCCGCACCCTCAGTGAATGCAGAGGTGACGACCTTGCTTATAGCCGCTCCCACACCTGCCGCCGCTATAGCCTTTTTGAGTTTCGTTGCAAAGCTTTCGCCTGTTTTCTCGCCTGCACTGTCGCCCTCGTCGGGCAGGTCCTTAAAGAGTTCCTTTATCTTGCTTGTTATCCCCTCCGAGATAGGTATTATCTGCACATATGCGTCTGCCAGCTTAGTTCCTTCCGCCATTACGTTTCACCTCCTATCAGATCTTGCCTTGCCTTTTCAAATTCTTCGATACTTGTAAATCCTCGTGTCTTGCTCTCACTGTCGCCTAAAAGCTTTGAAACAACAGTTTCGGGTATGTTCACACCTCTTGCACCATCTTTCGTTTTCGCCCATTGCAGCCACGCAAGCTTGTCATATATCATTGCAGCAAGGAGCGTGTCAAGAGTGACCTTATCCCCGGAGAGCAGCATCTTACATCGGCTGTCGGGACGCAGACCCATAAAAAACGCCGCCACTGAGGAAAGCGGCAGCGTTTTGTAGTCGTATATGTGATAGACCTCTGCGAGATCGCAGGCAAGCGACATCTCATCACGGCATATCATATGGGCAAGTCCGCAGACAGCCCTCAGGCGTTTTTTGTTTTGTCGCCCTCTGAGCCTTCGCCTTTCAGTATGTCGGCGATCTCTGCAAGCATCTTGTTTCTTGACACTATTCCTGTGTCTATATCTCTGCAATGCTTTTTGAGGCTGTCGAGCTGTGCCTTGGAAAGGAGCTGTCTTGCCACCTTGACGACAGCGGCAGTGTCGCCCTCATCTATCGCCACAAGTGATTCAAGCAGCTCCCAGTTGTCAAGAGCCTTATCCTCTATCTCATAGTCAAAGCCGCTTTTTGTGATACCTTTAAGCATATGATCTTCCTCCTGTTACTCAGATTTCAGGTGAATGTACTCATAGTGTGAGTTGCCCTTGCTGTCGTTGACGGCTGTCAGCGTGATGTTATAGCCCACGGCGTCAGTGTCTATATACTTGATCTCGCCCAGAGCCGTTACAGAGGCACAAGGGACTACGATACGCTTTAACGCTCCGTCCTTGAGGATAAGCTCGAAAACATACACGTTCTCCTCGTCAGAACCGCCGTTCACGGACACGGTTATGTCCTTGCCCTCAAGTGCAGTTGTGACGTTATCAGAGCCGTAGACAGTTTTGAGCACTTCCTCGTTGAGCGTTTCGATGAGCGTCAGTGTGAATGTGTCGCTGCCTGCATTGGTCATATTGAGCACTACATCTCCGCCCCAGGCTGCTATATTGCTGTTTGAGCGGTCATTGCCGTTTGAAAGACCGTCCTCTGAGCAATAGCCGAGGCACTTGAACTCCGCTGCAAGAGCCGATGTTGCGTCTGTCGGCAGTGTTGTGCCTTTAGGAGCACGATATACCGCACCGCCTATCTTAGGCTTGCCTGCGGTAACGTTGTTTGCATTATTGGTATTTGCCATTGTTATCTCTCCTTTTAATCGTAAAATCGTATATCGAATACTGCTTGATAGCGGTATCGTTTTGTTTCCTCATCGGTGTAGTTGTAGTCGCTGTTCAGCTTGCAGGATATGACATCATCAAGTATCACAGCGTCACGCATAGCTGCCTTGACGGTGTGATTGAGCTTTGCTGCATCATAAAGGCTGCCGCCGTATGACTGCACGGCAAAGGTCGCAGAAAATAGTCTGTTTTTCTCAGACGAGCCCAGCTTGTCGATGATGATATACTTCTGCGGCGGTGAGGACGGCTCTTCCATAAACACAGGAACGCCAAGACTCTTGCTCAGATAGCCCAGTATAACTTCTTCTATCATTTTCTCAGCACCGCCTTTAATATGGCATTGTCCTGCTTTGTTTCCTTTCTCGCCTTGTAGGTCACAGCCTTTATGCTTGCGTTCACACGCTTTTTGCCTGAGTAGGTTGACACCTCGTAGCCGTCACCCAGCCGCTGTGCCGCTTTGTCGGCAAACTCACGGCATATGTTCTCAGCCTCTTTTGAACGCAGCATTTGCCTTACTGCCTTGCGGTCAAGAACTATCTTCACTTTACCCATACAGCTCCACCTTGACTTTCTTGTTCCAACTGAGGGGCAGGTTTTCTTCAATGCCCTGCGTAGGGATACCAACAGTTTTGAACGTCATTCCCCAGAACTCAACTTCCGTGTTCTCCCAGGTGTGAGTGTCGCCTTTCGGTATAGCAAGCACATAAGCTATGCGCTTACCCGATAAGTTAAGCTCACTTATAACATCATCAGATGACGGCTCGCCCACAAGAACGTTGTCAACAAGCTCCCAACTATCCTCATAAGTTGGTCTGCCAAAGCCGTCAACGCCTGTCTGCGTCTGCACTTTAAGCTTCACCGAAATTCCCTTTATCATTGTTCTCATAGTCATATACCTCCATAGCTCCCCACCTCTGACGAATAATACCAAGCTCTTTCAACTCGTTTTTGAGAAAATATAAAGATTGTCCTGAATTGAGATAAGTCATTGACACCGAATAGCCCATAGCTGCCTGAGATGCCTGCACAGCAGGTGGTGCATTATCAGCCGAACAGTCAAGACTTCTCACAACAGCTTTTGAGATTATCGCCTTTACTGTCAACGCATAGTCTTCATCACTTGTCACAAGGGCATTGACATCAACGCCGTAACGCTTGCCTATAACACGGAGCTTTGCGCAGGCGGTCTCGATAAGACTATCCGCCGCCTGCTGCTCCTGTGATGTAAGCTTTCGTCCGTATACTGCTATGTCGTCGATAGTGGCATAAATGCTGCTCATTCTGTTGCCTGAACGGCCTGAACGGCTGCAAATGCCTTAGGGTCAAGGATAGCAAAGCCGATATAAGCCTCTGTTCTGAGATACACCTCATTGTGACCTTTCAGATCTCTGCCTGAGTTATCAGGGTCGCCATAAGGAATGACCTCCAAAGGAAGTTCCTTAGCATAGCCCCACTTAAAGGCTCTCGCAAAGTCGCCTACGATAGCCCTGTCTGTACCCTTGTTAAAGTTTACGGTGGAATTTACATCGCAGGCTGTGCCGTTAAGGCTGCCCGGGTTTGCACCGAGAGCAAACTCTGGATACTGCTTTACGCCGTTGACCTTGAGCTTTGCAAGTGCAGAGGCAAAGTCCTTTGAAAGTGCAAAGCCTGTTGCCTCGTAGTCGCCAAGCAGAGCAATAGCGTCTTCAAGATTGCCCTCAGGGTCTGTGCTGTCAAAATCGACCTTTGCACTATTGTCAGCTACCGCCTTGTCGATATAGTTATTATCCAAAGCAGCGACAACAGTTTTCTTTCTTGGATTGATTCCGTGAAAGCCGAGAATGTCTATCGCACGAGCGAATTTGATAGCTGCGCCCTCTGCAAAAGACTTGATGACTTCAAGCTTTTTCTCGTCTGTTCCGTAGATGAACTCGTCGCTGAAACGTGCGCCGTATTCTATCTTCAGCGGACGCATCGTCACCTTGCCGGGTTTAGCATTGCCTGCGGATTTAGCCTCGCTTTCACCGATAACGTCCGCCTCATCGTCCATAGAGAAAACGAAATAGTCATTGCCGTTAAAGGACACAGGATCTCTTCTGCTGAGCTTTGCAAGGGTGGAATGTCCCTTTACTGTTGAGAAAATGCTTGTTACTGTTTCAGGCTCAAGAAGTGTGCCTCTCTTAATTGTTTCTGCCATGATTATTCTCCTTTCAGCTTTTCAAGTGTTTTTCTAAGTGCGTTTTCCGCACTGTTTTTGCTTGGGTCGCCCTCTGCTCTGAAATCAGGGGCATTGTATGATGTCTTAAAGTATTTTGACATCTTTTCTGCATCGGCTCTTATAGACTTTTCGTCCTCACCGCTGAGCCTGTCAGAAAGCTCCGCAGGAAGTCCGTACTCCTGTGCGGCTCTCAGCTTACAAAGGCTCTGTTCAGCCGCCTTGCCCTTTGCCGTAAGGTCTGCTATAGTGGTTTCATAGCCCTTGACCTTTTCTGCCATATCAGCAGGGGAAACATATCCCTCAAACTGCTTTGTGACAGCATTTGTGTTTTCCTCCAGCTTGGCATTTACGATCTTGTCAAGCTGTTCCTGCGTTGTGACAGGCTCAAATTCTTCTGCCATAATATCATTCCTTTCAAATATCAGTAGCTTATCTTTTGCTTTTTCTTTTCTTTAGCGTTCGCACAGCTCCAATGTGCAAGCACCACCGACTCTAACAGCGAAATGTCAGCACCCTCCATAATAGAGCTGTAACCGAAACCTCCGCCTGAGCCTATGGCTCTGTGTTCGCAATTTGAAACAGCCTGCTCAAGTGCAGGTTGTTCTGCGTGGCATATCTTATCAGCAAACAGACTTTGCTCAAACTGAGCTGACGCCTGCACCACCTCAGCAACCTTTGGCAGCACAGCCTTGCACTTAACTCCTGCGTCTTTCATATCACTTTCAAGCACAGCCTGTCCGTTTGCACCGTCTATGGTCACTTGCCTTGCGTGAGGATTTCTGAGATATGAGATTATCCAGCCGTTCCCCTCTCGCACAGGGCGGCAGTCGATAGCTTCAACGAATATTTTGCCGTCAGAAGTTTTAACGGCAACTGCAAGAGAAACATTTGCCGTATATCTTGCATACTTAACGCCGAAGAACAGCTCAGATGTGCCTGAAAGCTTTGGTGCTGTATCGAGCTGATAGTTATGCCATTCCTCTCGGCTTATAGCGGACTTCTGATTGTATCTTAACCACAGTCCTAAACGCTGGATATTATCGTCTGTCTGGTCTTTGCCAAGCTCTGAACGTATCTTACGCTCGGTTAATATCGTGCCGAGTGAGGGATTTGTTTCATACCAAAGTTCAGGGTCATGTGCGTCAGCCATTTCAGGTATGCTCCACTCTGCCCAGCCGCTGTCAACGTTAGTACCGCTAAGCGTATCACGGCGATACTGATAGAACACAGTTCCAGATGATACCGCAGTGGGAGGAGTGCCGCACATCAGTGTCTGAGGGTTTGCAGAATCGGTAACAACGTATTTCAATGCACTTTCTTGGTCAGCCGTGTACTCCTGAGCCTCGTCTATAACGAGCAGGTCATAGCCCTCACCAAGTCCCCCTTTTGATGAACGTGTACGGAAGTTGATAAGACCTCCGTCATTATCTTTGAGCCACTCAATACGTTCAAGGCCAAACTGTTTTGTGGTCTTGAAGTCCTCTTTTTCGGTATATCCTGCTTTTGCAAGACGTTCAATGACCTTTTCCCATGCGTTGTGAGAGGTGGTCGTTCTGTGTGCCGTATAAAGAACACGCTCTCCGTGGATAAGTCCCCAGAGAGCACGCATTATAAGTATTTCAGATTTTCCGTTACGTCTTGGCACGCTGTAGCCGTATTTCATATGCGTCCACAATCCCTCGTCATTGGTCGCCATGATGTCATATAGCTGTATTTCCTGCCATTCCTGAGCAGTTCTGCCTGTGCTGTTATATAACTCTACAGCCTCGTTGCCCTTAGTCTGTTCATAAGGCAGGACAAGGGCTGTGGTGGGGGTCTGCCTGCCGACTCTCTTATCCTCAATAGGGAATTACCTCCTTTTGGGTATGAAAAAAGCACCCGTTAAGGTGCTAAGTTCCGATATTTGGGTATAAAAATACCGCCCGACCTTAGTCAAGCGGTAAAAGATACTGATAACCAGTACGCTATTTTTCAATGATCTCAAAGTTTTCAGGGGGGTACAGATAATCTTCACCAGTGTCATCAAGTATCCTGTACCATTTCTTTTCAATAGATATCACTTCATATGTTTTATTATGTGTGAGCGCAAATGAAATTGTTTTGCCAATATACTTAATCGTCATTATCCAACCACCTCTTTACTTTAAACTTGTGTTTTCCAACACTTTCTTCTTGGAACCAATGGACTTCGGCTTTTACTTCTTCACCGTAATAGTCAATAACCCCTATGCCTTTTAAATGCTGCCAGTTTTCAGGCTTACCACCAATTTGTTTAGAAAGTCCGTCCGCCACTTCTGGATTTAAGGGTTTAGTACCTCCTTTTCCTGCAAAAACCTTTGGATTTTGTATTTTCGTACCCTCAACAAAATTGAAATATTCTCCTGTTTGAGGATCTAAAATATCATAATTCTTAGCCTTTGCGCCAATAGATTTTTCTATTGGTATATCTTTCATCTTTATTATACCACTTCCACCCCGTTTGTCAAGCCTTTTCAGCACTTCTTTTTCTTTAGCTCTCGCCTGCTCAGGTGTGAGCCTTGTGACCTGCTTGCGTGTTTCGATCTCTTTGCCGTTTTGAACGTCTGAGTAGCTTATCTTATCATATGTGCCTGCCTTTTCATTGACGTAGGTTATCTCACAGGTGCAGCGCTTATGCCGTCGCCACACGTCCTTGGGAACATCGGGATAGACGTACTTTCCTGCAAGCTTTGAACACCATGCGCAGCACTTGCTGTGGTCTGAGCGGATAACGTAGACTTTAAGTCCTGCCTTACTGCGAAAGTCAGCATTTGTTTTGACATAATCGGTAAAAATCGAGCCGTTTATGTTCTCAACTGACGCAGTGAACTCGCTTAGTGCCGTCTTGTCGGTAAGGTCCTTTTGAGCAGTCACTTTTGCAAGATTTTCTATCCTCTCAGAGGGAAAATCTGATCTTTGCGGCTTTATGCCTATGCCTGCCACCTTATCAAGCTGCTTTTGGATATTTTCAGCCACAGAGTTTATAAGCTCGTAATTATCACCGAATATATCACCGAGCATCTCAGCAATAAGCTGTTCATCTGTAAAAGCCTTTGGGCTTTCGGTTATGCTTTTCTCAAAGACTTTTTTCAGCACAGTTCCTGTTGCCTGTGCAAAGTCATCAACATCAGCGAGGTTTGCGTTACCGCTTTCAAGCCTTTTTATAATGCTCTGCAAATGTTTGTCGCTTTTTGAAAGCTTGACAAGGTCGCTTTTTATTTTGTTTGAAAGTGCGCTCATTTGCCGTCACTCTCCATACCTGTGAGAGCCTTTATGTTTCTTGCACCTAAGTAGTCAGGAACAGCCTGGTTTATCTTCAAGATAGCGTCGCCCACACCCGAGAGTGCCGCAGCGTCAGGCTCGAAGATAGGCAGCCATGCGACTTTTGTATCTCTGAACGCATCTCTATGATATGCGTATCTGTCACGGATACAAACGGCAAGATAGCCCACATTGAGCAGACCTGTTCCGAACGTCCTCTGCGCCTTGCGTGCCGTTAATCGTAGGTTTTCATGACCTGCCTTGATAGCCTCTGCGCTGGAGGGGTTTTCGGTGGCAAAGCCCAAGTCATCAAGGGTCAGCCCTGTTTCTCCTGCAAACAGGCTTGCAAGTGTTCTCAGCTGTTCAGTATAAGGCGTCATTGATTGCTGTTGAAACTGTCCTACAATGGGGTGATCGCCGTCGCCGTCTTTCGTGAAGTTCAGAAAAGAGGATATCGTAGCAAGGCGGTTATTGAACTCTGCGTCCTCAGATAATCCAAGCACATATTTTTGAGGGAAGCTGTAAAATTCAGCCGACACCTCAGAGCGTTTTATAGTTCTGAGAGCTGTCTGCGTATAGGCTATACAGGCTCTTGAAATACGGCTGTGACCGAACGGACGCTTTGCGTCAGGACGATATATTATCGGCACGAGCAGTGCATATGGTGCAGAACTTGGTATACGCTGAACAAGCACGCCATGGGAGTATATTTCCGTCATGCCTGCCATGAAATAAGCCTCTGTCTTTACAACACCCATGCTGTCACGCTCAAGCACTGCATAGCCCTCGGTAAGCAGATTTGTCACAGGGTCAATGATACCGGTGGCATTTGAGCCGTCAATTACCTGCAGGCGAGGATAGCCGTTATCTTCTCGGATATAGACGAAAGAACACGCTGAGATAAGAGCCGAAAGCACCGCAGAATCAATGAGTATATCCTGATTGTTTGACAAGAATATTTCGCTCAGATTAAATTCATCATTTTGAAATTCATCGAACTGCAAGCGGTCAGCAAGGCTATCGACTGCTTTCGCACACCAACCGACAGTTTCCTTTAGCCCCTTGAATTTTTCGGGAGCAAGGCTCGAAAAGTCCTGTGCGTTATTTTTCATTTCGTAGTACTTATATCTCAATAGCACTCGTGTTTGTTTATCGGCAAGTCTGCGTCGCAGATAGTCAATTCCGTATATTTCGTTTGTCATATTATTGCTCCTGTTTAAAATTCTGCGAGATATTTACACAATGAAGGCGTGAACGTGAAAAGTACCCTCAAAGGGGGTGGTATGCCCCCATATGCTCAAAAAAATTGAAAATTTCGTGAAAATTCGTGTTTAAATCGACTTCCAATCAAAAGTTTGCGGTAAAACACGGTTGGATACGGCTTCAACCTTTTGATCAAACACCTGTTTTTCTACCAATTTATCAGATTTCTGACGATTGCAACACCAATGAGCAAGCTGTAGGTTTTCAAGGGCTGAGGGGTGACCGCCTTTTGCGATAGGTATGATATGATCAATGCAAGCTGACAGTGGGTGAGGATACTTCAAGGAAAAATCAACAGGCTTACCGCAGATACCGCAGACTGTTTGGGTAGCATATATCTTCTTCTTATTTATGCGAAACTGCGTTTGATGTGAGCCGTTTCGGTCTGGTCTTGGTACTGGCATTGTATACCTCCGTGCAACGCAAAAGACACCCCATAGGAGTGTCTCTTGTGAAAATATTATAAGGAGTTTTGTAAATGGTGGAGCAGATGTTGAGCTGGCACACTCTCGACCTGCATACACCGCCCGAAGCCCGAAAGCTTGGCGGCGGTTCAAATATTATGTGTTGGCTTTTCCGGGCAACCAACTGACCGCATGGCGCAGACCGCAAGCTCATGCACTCACGTTCTGCATAAGCCCCTTACGGGGCTTAGAAAATTGGAGGTGACTTCAATGAAAGTACAAGTCTGAGGTACATCTACACTTTCCTCAGTATAAATTATAACACAGCAAAAACCGACAAAACCGACAAATCAAGATTTTTTTGAAATATATCTTTTTATCTTCTTTTCAACTGCGTCCTCTGTGATTCTCCCACCACTAACCTGCATAGCTATCTGTAAGTACGTCTTACCCTTGATGAATTTCAGTACAAACATTCGCCGTGTCTGATAGTCCTCTATTCCCTTGATAAACTCCTCCACAGTCCTCTGCTCACGCTCTAGCCGTGCCTGCTCGCACAGCAGTGAAAGTGTATCACCGTTTGGCAAGAAGCCATCTATGCGTGTGCTGTGTGGCGTGTAGGACGGCGGAGTGCATACGCTGATACTGTCAGCAACGTACTTGCCCGAAAGCTCTGCCTTGATGTCCTCAATGGCTGAGGCGTTCCTGCGGTAGGCTTTCAGGCGTGACATGGTCATTGGGTCAGCCATTAGCAACACCGTCCATTCTAGCTCCGCAGTTAGGACAGTAATTATAGTAGCAATGCCCACAATAATATGCCGTTTCAGTTAATCCTTTGCATTCGGAACATATCCATTGTTTATTGTCAATTGGGTCATTGCCAGGTTTAAGCCAGTCTCCATGCTTGACCTCCTGCACATCTGCGGTAGGTTCATCATCAATCAGTTTGCACAGGTTATAATAAAGTTCTTCTATGGTCATATCCCAATCAAATATGCTGTCTGTTTCCGAATCAATAGAACACTTTAACTTTTCTGCGTCAATATATCTTGACATTGTTATACCTCCTCAGTTTGTCTATACTCCTTAATTCCCAGCACAACATACCCGTTCTTTATTCCCCAGCCGTTGAGGATATATGTTATCTTGTATGTATGTCCCGATATCTCATGTTTTGCGTGTTCTCTTACTGTGCCGTCTGAACTACGATAAGACGTTCCGTCAGTCGGTATAAATCTTATCAGATCTCCTGTCTGAAAACCTCTGTCATTCTTTCTGACCTCGAAAGTTTTCTCACCTCTCAGAACAGCGTCACAAAATTCTATGCTAAGTTTCAGATCATGTGTTTTCATTCTTTTGCCTCCTCACACCTCAACTCTTCCAGCCTACAATACATCAACGTATTGCCGCAAGTCTTGTCAGCGATCTCTGCCTGATAGAAGAACTGACCTGTCTTGCTGCTCTTGCGGATAATGCACCCTGTCAGTTCGTAGCAATCAGAGCCGTTGTAGCTCACCCTGCGTCCAAGACTTTTCTTTACCTCGTGTATCGTCATAGCTCCTCTATCCTCACATAAATGCCGGGTATGTCCGCCCAAAACTTCTCGCATATCTCACTCGCCACAAGCTGGTCGTCTGTCCAGAAGTCAAGCTTTGTCATACAGTCCTTGAACATCTTCTGCAGGTTGTCTGTGTCAGGCTTGCTGGTCTTGTACTCTCCGTCCTTGTGTTTGCCGTCATTCGGAAACAGCCACTTTGTTACCAACCTTATCCCACAGATGTATTTTTCAGGCGGTCTGTGCCTTGCAAGGTTTGCCGTGAGCTTTTCTTTTGCCGCCTTGACATCGGGTGGGTCATAAAATATCGGCTTGCCGTTTCTCACTGCCACCTTGTGTTCCTGTGCTGTAGCTGTCGGCGGTATCATTGCCATAAAAAATTCAGTCATCATCTTCCTCCTCGCATTTGAAATCTACTCCGTGCCACTTGTGTGACTTGTCATCATACACCAATGCTCCCGACTGTTTGACCATATCCCAAATGTATTTGAGTACCTGCGGCTGTTTCACGAGCCACCAAAGTGTGCGTGATTTTCGATAGTCGAAATCTTCATTAGGCAGCTTATGAAAAAGCGGTGGCATTTTCTTAGCTACATTAACAACGTCTTGCCTTGCCTTACTTCTTGTTGCTTTCATCTGCGTGTGCTCCTCTCGTGCGTCATTATTCTGATTACTTTTTCGTCGGGGCAGTTTCAAGCCCCCGACAAAAAGTATTGTTTATAATAATAGATTTGTCTGTCCGTCCGACAAACTCGGTAATTTTCGATATTGTCCGACAAGAAAAAAGCTCGATTTTGTCCTGACACTTTTTCGATTTTTTCCTGTCTGTCTAAAGTTCAAAAATTCGATTTTGTCTTGTCTGTCTACTGAGCTTTTAAGCCACATTCTCCCTCTTCTATCCAAAAGCCACCATGCTCTTTGAGGTATCTTCCAACGGTCTTTTCGCTCTTTCCTATGTACTCCGCCAGCTCAGAAATGCGGCACTTGCCGTTCTCCTGCACACCGCTGAAAGCTGTTTCAATGCTCTCCTTGCGTTCCTTGCTGCGGTCTTCATTGGTCTTTTTCTTGCTGAAATTCTTCTTCCAATTCGGTGCGATGTCCTCTACCTCGCAGTCTTTAAGCACGCCCACGGTATCCTCTCTGTGAACAGGATAATCAAACCACATATTTAGTGGAGCAAACTTCGGGAACTCTCTCAGAGTACCCTCTATACGCCATGCCGTGCGGTTTCTTACCGCAAGCTTAGCCTTGTCTATGTCGGCCATCATAAGCTTGTATGAGTTCGGGTGCAGGTACTTGTGGGTTATCTCCAGCATTTTTGACGGCGTAACAAGATCGTCCTGTGAACAAAGGTCATCAGTATTTCTGTAAAATCTCCTCATCCAGTCCTCACAGATACGGCAAACAGTTTCGTCCTCCTGCTGCTTGTAAAGGCTGTCTGAGATGTCAAGCTCTGAAAGGTCAAGAAGTGCGTCAGGGTCACGGGCGAATACTCCTGAACCGCTGGCTCTGTCCATTGAACGCTTACCACCCTGTGCTCCCTTTGAGTGGTGGTGGCAGTATATGACCGCACAGCCAAGCTCTGTGCATACCTTGTCGAACTGGTTGCAGAAGTGAGCCATTTGGTCTGCTGAGTTCTCGTCGCCTGTTATGACCTTGTAGATAGGGTCTATTATCACGGCAATGTAATTCTTCTTGCTTGCTCGGCGTATAAGCTTTGGCGCAAGCTTGTCCATTGGTACGCTGTGACCACGCAAGTTCCATATGTCTATGCTGTTGAGGTTTTCAGGCTCTAGGTGCATTGCGGTGTACACGTCCTTGAAACGGTGCAGACAAGATGCTCTGTCAAGCTCTAGGTTGACGTATAGTATCTTTCCTTTGGTGCATTGCCAGCCAAACCACTTGACTCCCTCAGCTATCGCCACGCACATCTCGATAAGCGCATAAGACTTGCCTGCCTTTGACGGACCTGCAATGAGCATTTTGTGACCCTGTCTGAGAACACCGTCAATAAGTGGCGGAGCAAGCTCAGGCAGGTTATCCCACTCAGCACTCAGGCTCTCAGGGTCGGGGAGATCATCATTGATACTCTCTATGTAATCTTTCCATTCTGAAAAGCTTTCTTTGCCTATGTTCTTGTCAATGATGAACTGTTTCTTGCCGTTTCTCATTACACCCGGCATACGGCTAAGACGTGAGGGATTGCGGTTTTGTTTATCTATGTCAAGGCCACTTTCCTTGCAGACCTTGTAAAGAAAATCAACACGCCTGCGGTATTCATCATAGTTGGGAGCGTCTATCTTGACGATAGCGTGAACGCTCTTTCCACCGCTGTATACAAGCACAGCGATAGGAAGTTCAAGCTCTCTCATCACAGCGTTCTGCTGTTCTATAGGCATACTGTCACTTTCAACAAGAGCATAGCGGTAGTCTGTTACATTCTCGTTCTTTACGCCCTTGCCGTCAAGAGGGTTGAAGCGGATCCACGCTCCGGCTTCTTCCTTGTAGTCGCCAAATACCGCACCAATGTCGCCGTTACATTCGCCAAGCCTCTTGATAAGTTCCCCTGCCGTCCTGTCACAACACCCTTTTGTGGGCAGATACTTGGTCTTGCCGTCCTTTTCTGTTTCCCACGTTTGCGTAACATAGCCCACGTTCTCTCCTGCCTCAAAGAGTGTTTCAAGATATGTGACTATTTCCTTGACAGGATCCCATTGGGCAGGCTCGGTGATCGGTATGCCCTCACCGCCGTTTACAAGGGGACTGCTTTCTTCTGCAACTATCTCGCCGTCCCAATCGTATGCCTGAAACTCATGGGGGCTGTATCCTCTTTCCTTTGCCATTTGCACGATAGTTCCTGCGGTCACGGGCTGAGCATTGCCATTAAAGCCTTGCCACTTGTGTTCACACTCACCGCTGTGATAACGACTGTCTGACCTCGACCAACTGTCCCAATCGTTCACGGAATAGCCCTCGTGCTTGAGAGCCATTCCCACATTGACCCATTCCTGATAATCACAGCTTGCAGGGTCTATGTATTCAAGCATTTTAAGCAAATTTGTGTTATCCATTCACTTCTCCTTAGTTCTCAGGTGTGTATGTTTTCGGGTCAATATCTCTCGGCACTCTCCAACCATTAGCAGAAATACGGGCTATCATCCTGCTTGCACTGTCAAAGCTCCAAGAGCCAACGTGCTCAAAGCCCTTGCTTTCAAGCAGCCTTATCTGCTTAGGTGTGGTAAGTCCTGCATTGCGGCGCTTTTCAAGTCGGTCAAGGATAAGCTTTGCCTTGCCTGCGTTGTCTATATCGTCAGGGAAAATTCCCAGCTTTTCAAGCTTTGCTTTCTGTTTGTCGGTAGCAGGAGCACACTCCCAGCCAAAGGCAGGAACATAAGAGGATAAGTCCTCAGCCTGTATTGACATTTCATACTGCAAAGGGTCAACAAGCTTTCGCTTGCGTGTTTTCATTTCTTTGAGCTGCTTTGCCAAAGACTCTTCACGCTGTGCCACAACGTCCTCGCTTGCCTGTTTTTCTGCCTCTTCGATATCCACTGCACAGCCTGCCTCATTGGCAAGGTTTTCGGTCATTTTCTCAGCGACCTCTTCATTCTGACAGATAAGGTGTGCAGGTCTGCAAAGCTCGTGGCGTTCTGTGTGCCATAGGAAATCAAGCAGCAAAAGCTCTGTCTTTCCCTCGCAAAGTCTTGTGCCTCTGCCTACCATTTGGCAGTAAAGCCCACGCACCTTTGTTGGTCTTAGCACGATAACGCAGTCAACTGACGGACAATCCCAACCCTCTGTGAGGAGCATTGAGTTACAAAGCACGTTGTATTCTCCCTTGTCGAAAGCTTCAAGTATTTCCGCTCTGTCTGTGCTTTCTCCGTTGACCTCAGCGGCGTTGAACCCTTTGCTGATAAGGATATCACGGAACTTCTGAGAGGTCTTGACAAGCGGCAGGAACACAACTGTCTTGCGTTTCTTACAGTATTTGAGCATTTCATCAGCTATCTGATAAAGATAAGGATCAAGTGCCGTGTCGATGTCACTTGCCTTGAAATCTCCTGCCTGAGTTGATACTCCTGAAAGGTCAAGTTTCAGCGGTATGGTGATAGCCTTGATAGGTGAAAGATAGCCCTCTTTGATAGCCTGCGGCAGGGTGTATTCATATGCAAGGCTGTCGAACACCGAGCCTAAGTTCTTCATGTCGCCCCTGTCAGGTGTAGCCGTTACGCCAAGCACCTGTGCATGGGGAAAATGTTCAAGCACTCTCTGATAGCCGTCTGAGATAGCGTGATGAGCCTCGTCAATGATAATGGTATTGAAGTAATTTTCTGAAAAGCCTTTGAGCCTTTTCTCACGCATAAGGGTCTGAACTGAGCCTACTACCACACGATACCAAGAGCCTAAACAGCTTTGCTCTGCTTTTTCGGTGGCACAGCCAAGCCCTGTTGACTTCATAAGCTTGTCCGCCGCCTGGTCGAGCAGCTCGCCCCTGTGGGCAAGGATAAGCACACGCTTACCCTGCCGCACACATTCTTCCGTAACAGCCGAGAAAAGTATTGTCTTTCCCGTTCCTGTGGGCAGAACTGCAAGGACTTTGTTTATTCCCTCAGACCATTGTTCGAGTATAGCAAGCTTAGCCTCGTTTTGATATGGTCTTAAATTCATCATCAGAACGCACCGGCTTTCCAGCCACCTGTCTGAGCAGGCTGACTATACTGTGGTGTCTGCGTCTGAGCAGGCTGAACGGTAGTCACATTCTCATCATAGGCATAGAGTTTCTTTATCTTGTTGGACTGCCTGTCCTCACCGTCCTTGTTCTTGTAGTTGTCAACGTAGACGTGACACTTGCCCTTTTTGCCTGTGATAGCGTTCCAGTTCATTTTCAGCGGCTCACCATGCTTTTTTAGTCCGAGAGCCAAGAAAAGTGCTGAGAGCTTCCACTCAAACTTGTTGCAAAGGAAGAAGTTCTCTGTTATCTCCACGCTGTCCTCTGCACCCCAAATGGTGAATGTGACCTTTGCCATATTGCAGGGCGGCACTTTCGCCGACCCCTCGTGTCTTGTACGCTCAAACTTGCTGACGGTGAAGTCATAGTCCCCCTCAGGGAGCAGGACAAAGTCCCCACCCTCGTTGACTATCTCATCTTCCCAGCCGTATTCCATAAAATTATCCATAGTGTTGTCCTCCTTTTAAAATGGTACTTTCTGATTTTCTCTGATAAGCGGCAGCATTTGCTCCCAAGCACCTATCAGACAGCCCTGCACAAAGTCGTCAGGATAGTTTGTGATAGGGGTATCATAAGGGAAATAGTTTCTCTGAGATACCACAAGACGTATATCCGATTCGCTTACGTTGTTGGCTCTCATAAGGTCTGCAAGCGCTTTCGGTATGCCCTCAGGGATAACGATAGGCGGTGGTGCAACGTCCTCAAAGCCGCTGAGATCAGTAAGAGGCTCGTCCGATTTTTGTGTGGCAGTCTGTGCGGTCTGTGTAGGCTGTGCTGTCTGAACTGTCGGTGCAGGCACAGGCTTAGGCATTTCAGCAGGCTGTGTATACGCAAACAGATGAGCTATACCACTATACTCAAAAGGCATTTCAGGCGGAAGTCCGTCACGATTTTTAGCGTCCCAGCAAGGGTGATGAGTGGTGTACATAACACGGTCGCCGCCCTGAGCCTTGAACTTCTTTCCGTCCTTATCCACAGCTACTGCATATGTTTTGTAGTTTGCAAACAGCACCATATCAGCCCATTCTTTCACAAGAGGCGATATCTGAGAAGAAGTTTTCTTGCCGAGTTTCAGTTCCCAGCGGTCATAAGCGCCCAGCTCGTCAGGCTGTTCAAACTTTCTCATCTGAGCGTGAGCTGTAAGTACAACGTTGATACCGCTGTCAACTACCTCCTGCAAGAGATTAAGAAACTTGCCTATCTCCTCTTTCTCGTAGACGTAGCCGTTGCCGTAGCCGAAATCTTCAATGCCTTTCTTCTGATGTGCCGAGCAGATAGTTTCAATGCAAAGCTGTTCAGCCCAATCAAATGTATCAATGACAAGGGTCTTGCAGAGCCTGCCGTTCATAGCTTCCTTTACCTCGTTTTTGAGCATTTCCCAGCTTGACGGCTTAGGGAAACGTCTGATGTTCAGCTTCTTTGTGCTGCCCTCAGTATCAATAAATACAGAGTCGGGGAACTGAGCCGCAAAAGTGGATTTGCCTATGCCCTCAGGACCATATATCACGACTTTCTGTGCGGAGCTTACAACTCCTGATGTTATCTCATACATTAAAATGCACCTGCTTTCCAAGTTTTCATTTCTGTGTTTTCTTCCTTATCATTGTCCATTGACCTGCCGTCCTCGATGATGATACTGCACTCATCACCTGTGGAAACTCTTGTGGCTATCGCCTGCAAGCCCTGTGCTTCAAGCCACTTGCCGAAGTCATCAAGGGTGTCGGTATCCATTTGTTCAAGCTTGTCCAGCAGTACAAAACCGCAGTCAGGATTGAGCTTTCTCACGATAGAGGTAGCGACGATAAGCTGTTCTGCTCCGCTTATACTGTCCCACTTATGCCCGTTATACAGCAGCTCTCCGTCCTCAACGGAAAGGCCCTCAAGGGGCAGGTCGGCACCGCTCAGCAGGTCAGTTTTAGCCTGCCTTACGTCCTCTATCTGCTCAGTGAGATATGTATACTGTGAGCGGTAGTCCTCAGCATCTATCTCAGCTTTCTCCCTGTCGAGGTTTGCTCTTATCTTCTTGTTCAGTTCCTCGATATCTGAGATATTCTTTTCAAGCTCCGCTGTGCTTTCGTCCACAAGGTCTTGAGCGTCAAGGCTTGCAAGCTTGAAGTTGTTCACTGCCGCTTCATAGCTTGCTTTTGCACGCTCATAGGCAGACTTAGCAAGCTCCAACTGCTTTTCGTAGTATTCTTTCTGGTCACGCTTACGCTGATTTTCGCCGTTGCGAGCAAGTATATCCTGCTGCTGTCTGATAAGCTCCGAAGCCGAAACAGGCTCGGCAGGGACGTTTGCGTACACGGGCATTTCCTTTGCGAACTTAGACTTCTGGTCAGCTATCCTGCCGATAGCGGTACGCTGATCATAGAGGGAATGTTCCTTATGTTCCAACTGATAGAGCGTATCACCCACTCCTATTATTTTCAGCAGAGTTGAAGCTTTTTCCTTGCTTGATTGATTTACGAACTTAGGCAGGTCAAGTGCAAACTGCTCAACGAAGCTGTTCAAAAGCTGCTGACCGCCTTTCTTACCTGTGCTGTCCGTGACTTTGAGAGAGCTGTTCTTGCCTGAACGCTCCACCACGATTCCGTTGTCGAGGGTGATCTTCAAGTGCGGTTCGACAACAGACCCCTCACGCTGAGGAGAGGACGGCTTATACTTGTCACCACCAAGCGCCCAAGCGATAGCGTCAAGGACAGAGGTCTTGCCCTGCCTGTTCTTACCGCCGATAACAGTAAGCCCATTCTTTGCAGGCTCAAGCTGTACGGCTTTTATTTTCTTTACGTTCTCAAATTCAAGTGAGTTTATTTTTACTGACATTTTTTCATTCTCCTTTCGATGGCTTCAAACTCCTTTTCAAACTCTTGCAGTTCCTCATCTGTCGGTTCGTCCTCAGGTCTGCCCTTATCAAAGCCCAACGTACAGCCACTTTCAAAGCAACAGCCTGCTAGGTCGGCAGAGCATTCCACGTCATCGCCATATTTACGATATCCCCAAGCGCAATCCTGACAGCACTTCATGACAGGATCTATACAGCGTGTCGGCAGGTCAGCCATTGCCCTCACCGCCTTTTCCTATCCTCGCAAGCTCCTCTTGCACCTCGCTCATTACCTGATATGAATGTCCCAATTCGAAGGCTTTCTGCTCGCTATCGTCCATACGTTCGTAAATTTCCAGTATCAGTTCGCAAGCCTTGTAAGCCTTTTCTGCCTCTTGACAAATCCTCTCTTTTGTGCTATCATCAATTCGTATGTTATCGGTATCTTTTGATACCACCTCCGAGCTTGTGCCTGTTGCCGCAGGTGCAGGCTCGTTTTTTATGCATTCAAGAACATTCTTCATAAAATCAGTAATGCAATTACCTCTATTTATAAACGGACAAGCTCCACAGTTGCCTGCTATACAGCATTCTGCTGCAAGAATTATTTCATCTCTCGTTAGCATTCTTCTTCCTCCTTTTCAATAGGTCTTACGCTCATATACTGCCTGCCGTCATAGTCCAGCTTCTTAACAGGTTCAATCCCTTTCGCACGGAACGCCTTGCAGACCTCTTGTGATTCTTCACAGGCTATCAGAACTTTCATTGTTCTTATCCTCCTTTTTCTCAAAACCTTTCTCCCAGTGCCTATCCACCACGCTCAGCACAAGATACATCACTACATCTATGCCTGCAAGCACAGCTATTGTTATCAGCAGTATTCCTACAATGTTCATTACCACTTTCCTTTTGCCTGTATTTCGACCTTGACCACGGGTCTGCCTGCTTCTCTCACTGCACGCTTAATGCTCTCCTCTGCTTCCTCGTAGGCAGTTTCTTTTACGCTTACATACCACCTGTATGCTACATACATTGTAAGCACCACCAAAAGCGCTACCGCTGCGGCACATCTGATTATCTCTAGTACGGCTATCATTTTCTCACGTCCTTTCCGTAAAGCGTGCGGAGTTTTTTAAGCCTTTTCTCGAAGTTGTCGATATCAATGCCCCACACCTCGTAGGCTATCTCGGTATTGACCGAGTGTGGCAGCCATGACTTCACGCCACGCTTTCCCATTTCTTCCTTAACAGCTTTCTTGATCTTGATAGTCTGCGTTTCACCTGTGCTGAACAGCTCCTTGATATCCGCATTGGTTATTTCGGGCTTTTCATAGTACAGCCGCACTGCCATTTCAATGTCAGGTGACCTCATTTATCTCACCTCCTCGATAGTCAAAACATTCTCATGGGGACTAATAACACTTGCCTTTGTCAGAGCCTCGTACTGACTCTTTGCTGCTACTGTGAACACCCTTTTATAATGATACTGGTCTACTGTTGTTACTTTGTACAGTTTCATTTTGTACCTCCTCATTGTGTTTTCTGTTATTTCTGCTTCCAGTGAACATATCCTGCAAGCATTGCTAGTTATCATAAGCGACAACGGAACTGTGTTGTCAAGCCCTATTAGCATACATATACCGAATGCAAGCGGACTCGCTAGGCACAACGCAATACCGAGATAGTACGCTATCTTTTTCAAATTCAACGTTTGCCCTCCTCATATTGTGATCTTGTTACAATCAGCTCTCCGTCAAGAGTCCAATACTGAATGACCTCTCTACAGGGGTCATCTTCTGTCCCTGCACCTTTCAAGGCTCTTGTTACGATCACCTGCTCAACCCTAGCACTGTCACACCCTCTTGGAATAGCAGTAATTTTCTGTTCCACTTTCTCATCCCCCTCAATTTCTGTCCGTTCAATCGGACTGTTAGCTGTTGACATTTTCAGCGTTCTGAGTATAATTAATGTCAAGGACTTCATTGATAGCCGCTTCAATCTTGTTTGACTTTATCTCACCCGTCATTATCTTATACAGGTTTGATGTGTCGAGATAAGTTTCAGGAAGAAGTTTCTTGACTTCCTCAATGAGCCACTTCTGTGTCTTGTTGAGCTTAACAAGTCGCACCTTGACTTCCACGCCGTACTCAGTCAGCGGTCTTTTACGTTCACTAATAATTAACAC